ATCAGGATAAAGAAGATGAACCCGAAGAGGATTTGCAAAAACATATTGACAAGGCTTTAAAAAAATTAAATATACCTTGATTAATTAAACATAAGGTCGTAGGTTATCCATCATATTGGGAGAGATTATGGTAAATAACGAAACAGCAGAGCGAATATTAAAGCTCATTATATTTATTAAAGTCCAACCTCACGACCTAACAACAGAAGAAATAAGACAAACAGCTGATGAATTATATTCATGGCTAAGAGCTTATCACATTAAAGATGAACCCGAGAGCGAGTAAAGCTAAGGGCAGAAGATTGCAGAACTTTGTTAGAGATCTGCTAAGAAAGGCTTTTCCTAAGCTAGAAGAAGATGACATAAAGTCTCAAACAATGGGAATGCCTGGAGAAGATATAGTATTATCTCCTCTTGCAAAAGTATGTATTCCATATTCATTTGAATGTAAGAATGTTGAAAAACTAAATGTATGGAGTGCTATTAAGCAAGCTGAAGATAATTGCCAAGACAGAGAACCTGTAGTTGTAATTAAAAGAAACAGAACAGATGCTTATGCTGTAGTTAAGGCTGAGCATTTGATTAAACTAATAGGAGAGAAACATGGCAGTTAATGTAAAATATGATAATTACAATAATCGTAAAGTACATAGTAAGTTGGGAAATGAGGTGATATCTTTGCTAAAATATGCAGAGAAACTTATAAGGAATAATGATAGTCACTATTCTATATTATCAACTCTATCTATGACAATTAACAAGTTGAATAGGATACTTACACCCTATATACAAGAAGAAAACGCTAAACCTGAAAAAATGGACTTAAATTAAGCCTATCTTAAAGGCTGATCGAAAGTACTTTGTCTTCCCCTGCCTCTTGATGACGGCGTAAAAGTACTACTTCTACCAGTGTCTCTCATGTTTCTGTATCTAAGCTTTTGCGAACTACCAAACCCTGTAACATCCCTAAGGTATTGAAATAATTCATCTGATTTTTTAGTAGTATCCCAATCAGTATATAATCCAGTTTCTATAAAGAACGTTTTAGACCAATTTCTATTAAACATAGCATCTGCAGTATGGTGCCATGTTCTTGTAGCTTGAGCGTTGAACAGTCTCATCATTTTTTGAGACCTATCTTCTTCGTCAACTGTTATATTTTGACCTGAATCAGCTGCAGTTAACATAGGTAGCCAAGCATTTTGGTTTGGCTGAAACATATTTGATACATCACCTATTTCAAGTAATAAGCCTACAGATGGACCAAAATCAGACCACGCTCCAGCACCGTATGTAGCTTCTTCAACTTGTTTCAAGCCTTCTTCTGTAAGTTCGCCATTTTCATCTCTTTCTGCTGTATAGAAATCATAATGGTTTTTAAGATATTCATAATTATCATTAGCTAATAAATTAGTGAAACCTATACCAGTCGCTGTTGTTAAAGCTCCTATAATACTATATGTCATAGCCATTCTGATCATTTGTCTTGAATGTTGGCCTTTCCATATATCTCCAGCTCTTACATCTCTTAATCCTTTTTTAATCCAATTAAATTGAAGATTAGCCAGCTCAAATCTATAGTGCTGAAACTGCATTAAAACCTTTCCACCTTTAGTTCTCATTATAGGTGCCTTTTCATGAGCTCCGTATTCAAAATGAACATCAGTTACAACATTATATGCAAGATCTCCAGACATTCTATCTATCCATTGCATTCTTTGCTCTCTAGTACTTGTACCAAGAGGCATCTTCATCTGTTGCTCTATATACCATACAGGAGACTTAGATAGATTTTCATGAGCTAAAGAATATCCAACTCTGAAGGTTCCAAACCTATTCATGTTCTCTACCATAGTATGAAGCACTGCAGACTTAGAAGAAACAGATTCAACCATCTCTACAATTCTATCCGTCATAGAGACATCATACATTTCTATAGTTTTATTACCCGCACTATCAACAACTTCTCTTAGTCCTGGTAAAAGACTAGACTGCTCTGTAGTACCTTTAGTACCCTCTAAAGCAGCGTCATGATATGCCTTATTTAGCTTTGAAAGAAATGCTGCGTCTCTTGTCCACAATATACCGTGCCTAGTAGCCTGGTATTCCATCTGCACATTTTTATCTGTATCTAGAAGATACTGTTTAGCAGCCCCTCTAGCTCCATACCCTAAATGAACCCTCTCTATCAACTGTTGGCCTGAGTTTCTTATAGCAGATCTCATATTGAAGCCCATAGTCCTAAAGAATTGATAAGAAGTTAGAAACCTGGTCATCTTGTCACCCCAGCTATTAGGCTTATGCCCTGTATTTATAGTAGCTTCAGACATTGTAGTTATAACTTTACTTGCCTGATCTATAAACATCTCAACACTAGCATGATCTGCTTCACTTAACTTTTCAGCGTTTCTCATAGCTGGTTTAAAAAAGCTATTCATAACTCCCTGTAAGGATTCTTTAATAGCATTAGAGTGATTATACGCAGAAACTTCATGAAGATATTTACTCATAAATAAAAATGGATTCCTAGAATAATACTCTTGGTTTATATCAGACCTAGATCTAACCCTACTTAAAACTCCTTGTCCACTTTCCCATAAATTTATCTGGTCTTTAAATACGTCAAAAGCAGTTCTTCTGTCTGTTACATCGTGAGCATAATCACTAAAAGTTTTTAAATCCTTAGCTATAGTAAGAAGATAATGAGGCATGTAACCTAATTCACTATTTAACTCCCAGAGCTTTTTGCCATCAAGGCCAAATTCATGAATCTCTCTTCCATCTAATCCATACTTTCTACCCTTACCCGTAGAGCTTTCTCTAAACTCAAGATTATCTATATACTGTTCTATCCTATCTAAATACTCAGTTAATCTTCTAGCTCCTCCCTCAGTTCTATCTATATTAGCTATAAGCCTTTTTTCAGACCTTAAGGCATTTTTTAAAACGCCTACAAGATCTTTCCTCATATCCATCCAATTATCTCTTATTACTCTAAAACTCTCTAAATCCTTAGTATTCCACTGCTTATCCATATTGCCTGTGGTCGGGTCTGTTCTTCTTAATTGATCTACAGGAGTATTCTCCATAACGTCCCTTATAGATAAAAACAAATCACCTGCTGTTTTTCTAGTTCCCTCTGAGTTAACAGTTCCTAAGAAATCTTTTATAGCATTTAATGCCTGATTCTGCTCTGATACAGTATTAGATTTTTGAAGCTGTGTCTCTAAAGTCTCTAATTTACGAATATCAACATTATAAGTTTTAGATAAAGACTTCACTTGATCTACAACATTAGTTATTCTATTAGTATTCACCCTTACATGCTGCCTATGATATGCAACTATATTATTAATAGTTCTTCTTAAATCTCTGCCACCTGGGATTCTTTTTAAATTAGCTTCTAATACTTTTAAATGAGAAGATGCTCCAAAGCCTTTATCTATCCATTTTTCTCTGTCTTTAAGCTCCCATTTAAACTTCTTAAGGTCTCTAGATGTCATTTCATGTAGCTCTATATCCTTACCTGTAGCCTCTTCCCATACTTCTCTGAAAAAGTTCTTATCTTTATTCCATCCATATTTGAATAAAGTTCTTGAAGATTGAAAAATACTAGATGCTGTTTTTTTAAGCTCTCCAGATTTATTAAACTCTTTTTCGCTTAATGTACTTTCAACTTTATAGTTTTTACAGGCATTTAAAGCCCAATTCATACTGCTCATAACTCTCCTTATTTACAGGTTTTTCTTTGGTTTTTAGTATTTTCAATTAACTTGCCAACATAATCTATCGGAGTATCTTCTTTTGGTCTTCCAAATACTCTTTTAGGCTCTGATGCAAACCTTTCTCCACCATTTTCTTTTGTAAGGAATATCTGACCTCCACTTATATCAAAAAGGTCTTCTACTTTCCTTATTTCAGCAGGAGTTAATAATCTATCTCCATTTATAAACTGATTAAGAATATCTAAAGCTCTGTCTGCTTCAGGTCCTTGAAAGCTACTCTTCTTGATATCGCTTCTATTTAGCTCTATATATAGATTTCTATTTGCTCTAGCATTATAATCTCCAAAAGAGTAATCTAATGCAACTTCAAGATGTGGATTTTTTAAGCCTAAGGCAGCTAATGTTTGCCTTCCTACTATTTCCTTAACCAAGTTAGTTGCTTCCATTTTATTAATATTATTATTTCTATAGTAAGACTCTCCATTACTTATGTCCATTAAAAGAGACCAAGCAGCTTTATTTAAAGGATTTTCATACATACCTGGTTTATTAACATGCATACCGTCAGCATCTTTGAAGTAAGCAATTCTTTTGTTGTCTATTTTAGGATTAAGCATCATCCATAGTAAAGCTTTTCTCTTTAAAGGAGTATCTATACTTTCATGGTTAAGAGCTCTATTAATTATACTCTTTCTTTCAGTAGCATATTCTTGGTTACTCATTCTATCAGGCTTTCCTATATCTCCCATATATGATTTCTGAAGAGTTCTAAACTGCTTTTCAACCTCAAAATAAACAGGGCCAATAATCCTATCTCTTTCTCCTCTAGTCATAAATGTCATATCACCAGATCCTGGAACATTTTCAACAGGCAAACTCCCAAAGGCAAGTAGCTTAGAGTGAAGAGTTTTAGATACATTAGGGTCAACTAATTGAAATCTTCTTCCGTTAACTACTGCTACCCAATGCGCTTTTATTTCAAAGCCCTTGTTAGACCTTCCTTTTTCTACTACACCAGCTATTTTCCCTGTAGAAGGGTCCCAGAATACATAATCAGCATTTTGAGCATAAAACTCACCCTTATCCTTTTTACCAATCTTAACTGTTATTTTAGAATAGTTCTCATAATCATGCTGAGATCCTAGTCTTATTTCCAGGTCAGACAATAAAGATTTTAATCTAGTTATCTTAGAGCTAAGTACATCCATCTCATTTTTATCAGAGTATTTGTACTGCTTTAACATTTTCTCCTGTTTTTCAAGAGCATCTATTCTATACTTAAGCTTAACAGCTCCAATATAATCCATGTCATTCTTAACATAATCCCAGAGCTTTTGAGTTTCTGATGTCCTGTCCCAAGTAAATACTCCACCTTCTCTTTCAAGAAGAACGCCAGCTTCAGCTCTCATCATTATATTCTCAACATCACTAACTATTTTAGCTCTTTGTTTATCTTTCACAGATCTATTATAGACAGTACTTAATGTTCTCATAGCTACATCAAAAGGATTTTGGCTAGCACCAATTAAAGGAGTTCTTCCATTTCCGCCTATAATAAAATCAGAAAGAGTCTTCATTCCTTGAGATATATCTACTCCAAACTTCATGTCTCCAATCTTAAACTCTCTTCCTGTCCACAAATTAGGATTACCTAATTCATGTTTTAAAGTCTGAAACCCATTAGCTACATCCTTTAGCTTCAATGAGTTGCTTTGTCCTCCTTGAGCTTCAGTCATACCTCTATTATATCTTAAATATTTATTTATAGGAGAAACCATGTTATTATACAATATAGTTCTTATTCCTTGATGAGCTCCATCTATATAAGGTACTTTAGAGCCTGTTTCCGTGTTGACTATTTCAAATAGTCCCTGGAACTGCCTTCTACCTCCACTTGTGGTTGCAGATGTACCAAATAATATAGACTCTATTATAGGTTGAATATTGTATAAATCTACAGGGTTTTTATAATTATCTATAAAAATCTCAACCCATCTATTTATATTATCTACACTCATATGGTAATCAGAATTAGGTTTCATCTTTATCTCATATTCTGTATTGCCATCCCTAAACTTCCCAAGAGTTTTATTGTCTTTAAAGCCGTTCATAAAATAAGTGACGATATTATGCATTTTTACAAGTCTTCCCCTAACCATAGCTCCATTACTTACAACAGAAAGATGTTTTAACATCTCACTTCCAGAGTCTAGCTTAGTATTTAACTTTGCAAAAAACGACTCAGCAAATCCATAGCCGTCCATTTTAATACCATATCCCGCCTTTTTAGCTACATCATAGGTAAACACAGGAGGAGCTGATAAGAAACTACTGCTCTTATCATAGTCATAATCAGACATTTGAGTCTCTATAGCATCAGTGAAATTTTGCTCACTTTTATTTCCACCTCTCCAATCTGTAGCGACTTCCTTACGAATAACTTTAGTTCCATAAACATCTCTAACGGTTTCATGTGTGCTCAATTTGTTTATAACCACATCATTCATCTGATTTCTTGGCTGCCTATTGCCTAACACTCCTACATGAACACCATCATGATTTCTTTCAAGCATCCTAGCAACTCTAGAATTTGTTATACCTGCGCCTTGTGAGGCTAAATAAGCTTCGTTATAAGCAGCATTAGCTCTATCTACTATTTCATTATAAAGAACTCTATTTCGAGCAGCATTAGAGCTACGGAGACTTCCATCTGGAAGCTGCACATTCAAGTCTATTAACTCTCTTCCTCTTAATTCATATCCCATGCCTACAACTTTCCACTCTGATATAGTACCATCCTTTCTAACCTTAGAAGGAATAACATTCCAATCGACTTGCTGTATATTATCAAAGCTATTATTAAATCCTAATTTAGTTACGCCTGTTCTAACTATAAAGAACCCACTCTCATTCATGTTGCTAACATCACCACCATATCTAATATTAGAGCTTCCAAGAAAAGAAAATTGCTTACCTAGGTGATCTGTGGAGCCTGTATATGACCCAATTATTTTCTGCCTTCCAACCTCTATACTTTCACCATCAACATTAACAGTCTCAAAGAATCTAATAGCCTGGTCATGTGTTGAATTTTTATGATGTATTGGAGGAGCCATAGGATTTATAGAACTATTACCAACATCTCCTGTAGCAATTTTTGAGCCTTCAAAGAAATATGTAAACAACTTGTCTGCAACTATATCGCCCATCCATTGATCTATAACCAAGCCACCTTCTTGAAGTATTCTTTCTATAGGAACTTTAGCAAGCATCATATCTCCAGTTGCCTTACCCTTACCCATAAGCTGAAATGCCAAAGAGGTCATAGAGTAGTCGCTAGAATTTGCTCTCATCAAGAAGTCTTCAAACTCCTGAACTTTCTTTTTTATACCCATCCATTCAGAGATACCTGCATCATGCCTTAAATGAACTCCCATATTAGCCCCAGATTTAGCAGAATGCTCTCTAGATATATTTGTAACATTAAAAGTAGATAAAGGTAACTCTATTATTACGTTTTGACCTCTATTTAAAACAGTTGTCATATCAGAAAATATAGTCTCCCCAAACGGAGCGTTCGCTCTTTCGCTTGAAGTGTATGGTCTAGTTATTGGAGATTGTTTATCTTTCCTATTTACATTTATTTTATTCCCGCTATTAAAAGCTAGTCCATCAACTCCATTCTGCTTTAATAAAGCATCAACCTTTGGATCGTAAAAGAAAGCTGTTTTATCGTAAAAGACAACCATACTTCCATCAGGATTAACTTCTACATGGACTCCTTTAGGCTTTATCGCTCCATTTCTAAACCCTACTATGTTTCCATTTTTATTAATGTGCAGAAACTCTCTTCTTATTCCTAATTGAGCCATCATAACAAGATAAGCTTCTTTTGTAAGATATGTTGGGGCATCTACTACCGATTTAGACATACTTTCATGCTTTGTTTTCATCTGCGAGATCTGCTCAGGAGTTGCCCACTCTCTTCCATATATATTTACCTGCTCATCTACCCATGCATTAAATCTCTGAGAGCTGTTAAAGTAACTATCACCTGTTTCGTCGGCTAAGGAAATAAATCTCATATTTCTCCACTCACCATTTACTTTAAAGCTTTCAAAAGCTCTATGAACATCTCCGAAATAGGTAACATTCCTAGATTTGTTTCTATAATAGTTATCTACAAATGTCAATATTTCAGGAGTATAGACTCTACCCTTAGAAAACTCTGGAAGCTTTAATCTTTTCCATAAATCTTTTATCTCAGCTAATTGCTCTGGCTTATCTATAATCGTATGAGGCATATCTTGAGCTATTCTAGCCAAAAGAACTCCATCAACAAGAACGCTTTCTGTTAAATTATTAACATCTCTATACTTTCTAAGTATATCCATTTTAACTGGATCCGTAGGATTGGCAAATAACCTATTTAAAGTCTCATTAACCTCTCCATTTCTCGCAAAAGCTTCAATAACCGCTCTTTTAGCAGAATTGTAAGGGATTACAACACTAGTACTTTCGTCCAGATGAACGGCTATATATTTTTTTGGAGCATTAAACTTAGCATGATCCGCTTCAAGCAGTCCTTTCTGTATATCCATTCTGTCTTTAGGATTATCTATAGAGATATTCTGAGTAGATATTTTAGCGCCAAATACAGTTAATTGTCCTTCATCTGGGGAAGCTGTATGAGTCAACCCACCTTTACCGTCATCAAACCATCCGCTTTTATCTAATACATAAAACTCATTTTCAAGACCAAGCTTTTTCATTAAGCCATAAAGCCCTACCTTTTCTTGATCTACTATATAGTCCTTAGAAAGCTCAAATTTATCACCAATCCATTTTACTTTATTGATCTGTCTTGTAGATGTAGCTGTCATTATAGTTTGGAAAGCATCAATATGCATTTCCTCATCACTAATTCTATCTTTTCTAGTCCTCTTATTATTATCATGCTTTATTCTTCTGTATAAAACATCAAAAGCTTGCTCTATATGAGCAGGATCTTTTGTCTCCCTATATCTATCTAAGAAAGGTTTAGCTATTCTCTTAACGGAATCTGAGGTCATCCCATACTTTCCTTCAAACTGAGCAGGAGTTATGTTGATTAAAGTTTCACTTTCTTTTTCTCTTAAATTTTGTTTACTTTTTTCTAGAGCAGTTTCTACATATTTACTATAATTCTCTAAGTTTATTTCTCCATAATTCTTGCTTAAGAAGTTATTCTGATTAAGTATTTGTTTTGCAAGCTGCTGCATATACTCAGTATTGACATTCCCTTCTCTGCTTATATCGATATTCATAAAGTCATTTAATTCAGTTACCATTGTATCGAACTCGAGCTGTCTTTTTTGTATATTTAAAAGAAGAGTATAGTCTCTATTTGCAAAGGCATATGTCAATAGGTTGTTTATCTTAGTAGTATTTTTATGAAGAACCTCTAAGTCATTAAAGAATTGCTTCTCAGCATCAGTAACCTCTTTTGTATTTTTAAAGTTATCCCTTAATGCTGCTATCTTCTTTTGCAATTGTTCTAAAGGAATGTTTTTTCTCATCAAGTCCTTAATAGCACCTACATCAGATATATGCTTAGCTTGAGTCAAAAGTTCAATCACTTTATCTGAACCCATTTTTTCAACTATATTACCAACTTCTTTAGTGTTTTTAGTAAACTTTATTACAGCCCCTGAAGATTCTAGTGTCTGTTGTACATGAGTATAGAAATCAATAAGTCCCTCTTGTTCCATGAGCTTAAGCTTATCTGGAGATAATAGTTTTAACTTAGAAAACAAAGATGTAACATCTGGCATAATTATACCATCAGCAGTTCTGAGTACGAAGTTACCTATCCCTGTATTAAGTTGACCAGACTTCTCAAATATTCTACTTCCATTTATTAAATGCTGAGTAGCCATTCCAACAGATTGAGGACTTCCTGATTCATTAATTTTCAACCTATCTACAAAATTTGCAAAAGCTCTTTTTTCAAGCTCTCTATAAGAATCATTTTTCTCGAACACATCACCTATAGCATCTCTAACCGCTCTTCTAAGGCCAGCAACCTGATCTATGGATACAGAAGGAGCATCATTTCCACCTTTATTATTTATCAGTTTATTTAGTTCAACTAGCCTACTAAAAAACAAATGATCTAATTCATGCTTAGATGCATCGACTCCAGACAAGTCTAATGTAGGGTTTTGGTCGATTTTAAGCTCTTGTATTCTGCTTTGAATATCTGCAAATTTATCAGGAGAAATAGTATTCCAAAGTTCCGCTTCGCTAATTTTACCTCTAGCGAATAAAACTAATGCATTTTGATATTGAATATCTTTCTTTATCTCTATAGAGGCTTTATGCATACCAGGATTTATCATCATCAATAAATCTCCATCAGTTCCTCCTGCTGGATAATGACCATTCTTTACATTTTCTGTCCCATAAACATGCACCAAAAGAGCCTTTCTAGATCTTTCAAAAGCTCCGACAAAATTTTCTTGATGCTTTGCTGTAGCCTCAATCTGCCTCTGTCCTTGAACCTCAACATCTCCAGTTTCTTTAAGTTGATCTATAAGTTTTTTAAGAACATCTACGGATGTATTTCCTATAGTCCTTCTTACTGTGGTTGCATTGTCAAAAAATCCATCAATAGATATATCTGGAATAACAAGTCTACCAGATGCATCAGGCTGTACATCTATACCTAAAGCTTCATAAGCTTGAACTATAAAGTCTTTTCTAGTTCTTGTAAACTCTTTATCCGCCTTATGATAAGCTTTTCTAACCTCATTTTGAAGAGCTGTGGTTAAATCTTTTGAATTTTTAACAACATCAATATTATTAATACTCTCAACTAAATCAAAGGCTTCTTTTCCATGCATTTCCCTAAGCATCATATTTACATCTGTTGATGTTCTGTCGTACACTTGAACAACTTGCTCAGCTATTGCATATTTTTCCATAGCTATCGTATGTTCAGCTGTTCCAGCTTCATAGCCTAGTTCTTTTTCGATATAATCTTTAAACGCCTCCTTAGGAGGTTTTAGTCCTTGCTGGCTATGATCAACTCTATCCACATAAAAATCTCTAATAACTTCATCTACTTCTTTAAAAACACCTGTTCCCCTAACATGGTTCCTTGTAGATTCATACATAGGAGTTCCTTGCCCTAAACTAAACATAGACTGGTCTAACCCCATTATCTCAAGACCTCTTCTCATTTTCATCATATCATTTACATTGGTAGCGTAATACTGAGGAATGTCTCCTGTTTCCCATATTTTACTTTTATGGCCAGTTTTGAAGCTTCTTCCTTGTTTAGAGAATACCATGCCTGTAATTATATTTACAGCTATTTCACCTCCATCTCTACCAAATGCGTTAAAGAATCCTTTTGGATCTACCATCATTTGCTGTGCCAAATTAGGAATATTCATAGCCAATGTACCTGCTATCATTCTGCCAGAACTTCCTACTAAATTCTTCCCTACTTCAGACCAGATAAACTTAGGATACTCTTTCGCAAATTGCTTTCTAACTTCTACAAGTAAGCTTTTCGCAGCATCATCAGATAAATTTGCTATCTTCTTTCCTGCTAATTTTGAAAAAGTTTGATGCAATAAACCATCTGCAGCGTCATCTATCAATGTAAGTCTAAATCTAGCATCATCTCCACTCATTTTCCTTATTGGCTTATAAGATTTAGCTATGGTCAAATAACCACCTTTAATTGATTGCTTAAAGCCTTGGCCTGCTGGCTGAGTACCACCTCTTATAAATCTTGTAGGAGCTATTAAAGACATGAATGCACCATGCTTCATAGAGTTCCCCATCAATGACCAAAAATCTCCCGTAAGATTGTGATAGGATTCGGAATCTTTATCTAAATTCTTTATATCTGTCTCCCACAACCCAGTAACATGACCAAGTCCTTTAGCTCCTAAATGAGCTACATTTTGGAACGCTGCCATAGATAGATGGTATGAAGTGCCTATAGCAAAATCGCTAATCATACCTCCTAAGACCTGGGATGCATAAACCTCTCCACCTTCCATACCTAAGTATTTTCCAAACTTAGAAGGCATATTAAAAAGAGCCCTATCGCTTGTGCCTAGTATACCTTTAGCTAAGTGATTTGTAAATAAATGCAGGCTGTTTTGAGAATGATGAACGGCCTCTGTTATCATTTGTTTAGCTAATACCTGAGCCTCTGACTTACTTACTTTCATAGTCTTCATTATGCTAGCAGTCATCTCTGCAACACCTTCATCTAAGGCTTGTGTAGATCCTTTTTGTATGGCCTTATAAGCTTTATCATTAACAATACCCCAGGCATCGTCAAATAATCTCCTAAAACCCCCTTTAAAAGCCCCACTAGCTATATCTACAGCTTCTCCAGAGGCACCTCCTCCTAATCTTTGGACTGCAGCTAATACCTCTTGACCACCTTTCTTCTTAGAATATATAGAAGTAAGGCCTTTCATACTGTCATCTGCAAGACTACCGTAAAGCTTAGTCATACCTGTAAGAGCAGGCTTTGTAGCCAGACTTATACCTTTAGTAACCCATTTAAATGGATTAATCAAACCAATTGCAAGACCTAATCCAGCACCCCATCTTCCTGCGGCAGATTCATCTTCACCAAAAAGACCACCACTTTTCTCACCTTCCCAGTCAAACCAACCTTCATTTTCACCATAAGCACCAAGAGTCATAACTTCTTTAATCCATCTAGCGCCAGTTAAGTCAGCTATTAGATAAGGAACTCCAAAACCTACTGTATCAAGAATACCACCTAATGTATTTCCTAAGAAGTCACCAACCTCAGTAAAGAATCCATCCTTTGAAGGTTCTTTATACCCTGTAAGAGCAGTTTTCATGTCAGGTTTAAAACCACTGCCAGATGTTCCAGCGTCCCTGCCTAACCCACCAGATATTGGACCTACAGGCATCTTATAATTATAGGTTTGGTCAAAACCTGCATTATTTACAGCCTGCCTAGTATTATTTATAAGACTATTTGTCTCCTCATCATCTTGATTCTTTCGAGTAATTCCTTGTTGCTCATAAATCTTTGAACCTGAATACAGTTCATCCATAAATATTGATTGTTCTCTACTTACTGGCATTTATAATTCCTTATATTTATTGTTGAGGCCTTCTATCAGGCACACCTCTATCAGATCCTGGCCAAGTACCTGTAGACCCTCTCGAGCCATGCTCTACAAAAGAAGGTCCATGATATGTTTGTGAAGGACTTGTTTTTACCACCACATGCTTAGATAACATAGAATCTAAGCCTCCAACATTAACTAAACTTGCACCCATAAATAAATTAGCTGACATTCCAAAATAACAGGCCCCAGTAGCGTCATTCCATTGACCTCCGTTTGCTTTGCAATCAGAACCACTTTTAAGTGAAGCGCCATTTTTAGTTGAGCTTGTAATAGAGACTTTTCCATTACCGTTATTTATTGCCTGGATTGAGTTTTGAAATCCAGCACTTCCTCCCTTAAGAAGTATTTGCAGGTTTTCTTGAGTTTTTTGCATACCTTCCATAATACCCATAAAATCATTGTCTAAATATATATTTTGAGGATTTGGATTAGTATTCCATTGACTCAATTCCAATTTTATTCTCATGAGCTGGTTTTTAACTTGACCTTTGTAAGATGAATAATTCAAACCTGGTTCCCATCCTAAAGCTCTTGCCCATGACTTTTCCATCAACTCCTTCTCTTTATCAGGGGTACTAGGATCTTCATATCTGTCTATTTGAAAGTTTGCAGTCATAATCAGATTAGCGTAAGATGTATTATGCATTTCATCTCTTTTAAATATGGACCTGAAATAATCAGGACCAGTTATCATTGCCATTGGAGCGTTTACAACCATTTGCCTGTTAGCATACCATCTCAAAAAGTCTTTAGCTTCATCAGTATATTTATGTTTAACCATAAATTCCATATGTTCTTCTTCAATAACACCACTGTCATACATCATTTCCGCAACAGCTGACAAAGCAGCCGTTCTAACCTCACCATCTGGGCTATCTAAATGCTTAAAAAGGTCGTTTTGCATATGAAAATCAAATTCTGCTGCTCCATTCATACTTAGATTAAAAGACTGAACAAATCCTGGTAAAGCTCCGAAAGCAGTATCTACTTCTTTTAGTACTAAGTTATACTTAGTTACTGCCTTTCCATACAAAGTCACTGGATCTGTAGCATCTTCTAAGGCTATTTGCTTCAGGGTACTTTCAGATTGTGCAAGTTCATACTGAAGAGCAGTTGTCTTTTGTTTAATTATAGGGGCATTTAATGCTGCTAATTGACCTTCATCAGGGGTTGATGATTGTTCAAAATAATCTACAAGCCATTGCATGTCTATAGGAGCATTTTCAAGACTATAAGTTACCTCATCTCTATGTATCTTCATATGACCTGTACCTTCTGATTGGTCTGTGTAGGCCCTGTATAATCTTCTTCCAAAAGAATCGTAGCCATCTACTGTTCCAAAAGTTTCGTCTAACACTTCTTGCCTTATCTTCATACCTTCTTCGCTTTTCCAGCCAAGTTTATAGGTCCCTACATATTTAATAAAGTTCTCATTAGACATTAAGGAGTGCACCCCTTCATTTCTTATATTTGCATAGTCCTGAGCATTTAAAGGAGTACCATTAGCTGTTCTACCATCTGCTTGCTCTTTAGTCAAATTGGCACCTGGAGCAATATCAATAGCTGTAACCCCTGTAATAGCTCCTAAATCTATACCTAAAGAAGTGCCTACATCTTTTAAAAATTCTTGGTCGTTTTGAATGGTATTCATCAAACTTCTCATATCTTCCCTACTCCAAAGCGCAATTCCCATTTTCCTTTCATCTTCGTTCCAATTGTCTGGAAACCCGTCACCATCTGCATCAGGTTCATCTGTTTGGTACCAATGTCCGTTTTTAGCCATCTGATATTTAACTTCATCAAGAACCTTTATTCTATTATTAACTTGGGAAATATTTATATCCATTTCTTTTATAAGACTATTTAGCTCTCCTGCGTCATTAGCAACTTCGGTTAAAGCGTTATCAGTAAGAACCATATTTATTTCGCTTAAATCTGTAGTTATATCTAGAGGATTAAGTGTGCCTGTCTTTCCCATCTGGGTATTATACTTATCTAAAAGCGTATTATACTCATTCTCTTTATCTCTTGCCATAGTAATAAGATCTGTCCTTATGCCAACTTGCAATTGGAGATATTGATTCTCTTTAATTTCTTTAGATCTCTCTATCCTAAGGGTCTCTCTATATGCATCCTCCCTCTCAACTTGGCGCTCTCTCCACTTTTCATCCTGAGCTTGAGCCATAAAGCTTTGAACTAAGCCTGGTAGCTCTGCTATCATTCTATCTAAGGGTGAGCCTTCATAACGAAATCTTTGTCTTATTGCCACTTTAAATCTCCTTTAATTACTCTTTCTTTCATTAACAATCTCCTGGACAACAACACCCTGAAGGGTAGTTAGTACACGCTCCATTTACAGCAACAGTGCAAGGAACTAGTCCGCTATTATTTCCGCTTTGACCTGGGCAACATGTATCTGGGGATAAATAGTATCCAGCTGCATTATTTCCGCAGTCAACCCACATACCTTGTCCAGTTGATTCACAGCATGTAATGAAACATTGATTATCTTCATCCATTTCTCCAGAATCAGATTGACTATTCCCGCCTAAAGAGCCGCTGTAGTTCCATCCATCGCATATTCCATTAGTTGTGTGAGTACAATAATTAACTTGTGAAACATAACCTCCTGGATCATCAGGGGATGTAAATAATGCTCCTGTTGTTGTTAATTCTGTTAATGTATCCCAAACGCTTGCTTCATGCATCGATCTTAATTCCCACATTCTCTGATAATTAGCATATTCTCTTTTCTTTGATGACGAGTCAAGTTGTTGAAGCTTCACAGCTTTAGAATAGTCTAATGCTGCCTTTGCTTTATCTTCAGTAGTATCTACTCCAGTATGGAGAATCTCTTTGCTTGCTGCTAAACTTTTATTAATAGATTGGTTCTTTAGTCCAAAATCTTTAAATATATCCATCACTTCTTGCTCATACTCTTCTAAAGCAATATCTCCAAATCTCCCTTCTCTTGTCTGAGATGATAGTATCTCTTTTTTTGTTTTCCCTAATTGTAATTGTGCATTTTCTCTTTGAAGGGCTGTAAGTTTTTTCGTACCTTCTGCTTGAATATCTAATAAATCTTCTTGAATATCTTCTATATCTTCTAGTCTATCTATTTTATCTTCAAGTATCTCATCTGCAGAATCAGAAAATGCATTGTACATAGCTTCTTGCATTTGATTTTCTTCATTAGTCAAGAATGTATTCATAGCTTCTTCGTAAGAACTATAACCAGAGAACAAATTAGATAATTGAAGAGCATCAGGCAAGTCAATTAAACTAGGATTATCTTCATTATGCTGAGTATATCCAGTCATTTCAGTCCCCCATTCATAATGCTGAGCCCACCATTCTGTAAATTCTTGCTCTGTCATATCCCAAAAGCCTTCAGACAAGTTTCCTTCCCATTCAGAAGGCATGTTAATCCCTCCTACTCCTTCACCTCCAATACAATCAGGGCCTATGCATCCTGCTTCAGAACAAGTTATCTCATTTCCAGACAAATCAAAACAATTAGCCATTATCAACCCTCCTGAAGTTAATATCTAGCTTAGAATAGTCTACTGCTAGATAACCATTTTTGCCTTTTATTGATGCTTTTGTAACTTCTTGAGCCATAGCACCTCTATATCTACCTTCACCATATGATTTATTTTTATAGTCAAATTCATATATATTAATACCTGAAGGAGATTTTCCTACTAGCTCAATATTTTCTTTTAATCTTACATCTGACCAATCTATATCGCCACTTATATCTGTTATTCCATCCCATATACACTCACCAGTCATAGGCTGTACAACATAACCATAAGGACAGCTAACATCAGACCATGCTGGATCACTATCATCTGTATCTTCTTCTGGAGGAGGTCCTTCTTCATTGCCAAAAGGCATTTGACAATCACATGTTTCCAAATTCAAAACTCCTCCTTGGCCAACACAAGATTGTATATCAAGTGTTGTACAGTCAGTTGTATGATCTACTATTGCTTGTGCAGCATCATTAACCCATCCTGGATCTTGTGGGTCAGACGCGCCTGGGTCTACGTCTTCCTGCTGCCAAGACCATTGACCTTCGCATTGAGCTGCACTAGACACACATGTTCCATTTGGACAAGGAAATCCAGGAGTACCATCAGCCAAGAGACATGCGCCAAAACCTTCTTCTTCCCAAGTTCCTTCTAATGGAGGAGCTGATCCTCCCATACTTGCTATGTCTCCTATAACATCTGACCACCAAGATTGTTCTTCTTGAGATTCGCCATAAACTGATGAATTATAATCGTCAACATAATTATCAATAGAGTTGATAAGCTCATTGAAATTTGCCTCCCAGTCTGCTCCATACTGAGCATTTAAAGTAGCTAAATAATCATTAAACTGCTCTTCCATTAAGTCTATAGAAGTATCGTATACATCGACTGCAAGGTCTTCTTGTACCTGAACCCCTTCCATTTGATTGTAAAGAGTTTGAAGGTCGGCAGTTCTATCCCCATAAAATCCTGATTTTTTTGTATAACCTCTTGCAGCTTCTTCAGACTTTTCTTTTGTACCTTGTCTTCTAAAACTTTCCCCTAAACTTTCATACTCATGAGCTAGCCCTTGAAGCTGAGACTCTAACTCTACTTCCATTTCATCAGCCTGAGCGTACATTACTTCTGACTCTGCAGCCGCTTGAGTCATCATTTCTGCATAAGCATTATCTCCATATTCAGCATGAAAGTCTTCTATAGCTTGATTAATGTTTAATATAGTTGCCCCAAAATCATCTACTAGATCAGCTTCAGAGCTATCAGTAAGTCCTTGTGAATATAAAGTATCTCCTAAATTATTACTCCAATCGCCAAAACTTTCAGAACCATACGCATCTCCCCAATGTTGAGCAATATTTAAAAGATTATCATACATATCGTCATCATTAACATCAAAGGCGCCTGTATCCCATGTATTGTCTTCATTGTATTGAAGGTTAAAGTTAGGTATATTATCCTCACCCCAATTAGCATTATTCCAGTAATTCATAAAAGACTCTTGAGCAGCTTGGTCAGAATTAAGGAACATTTGCATAAAAAGCTCTGTAGCAAACTCCTCTCCAGTCGCAGAGCTATTTTCACCTGCCCATAAAACCATATTATTAAAAACAGGACCAGAAGCCTCTAAATAGTCTCCTACATTCTCTACTTCACTAACTGGGAAAGTTGGATTACCATCATCTCCAGATAAGTGAAACTCTTCACCAAGATACGAAGATATCTCAGTTCCAAGATCATCGTATTGATTATCATAACCATAGGCATTAAACCAACTTTGATAGTTAAAATTAGGCATTATGCAAATTCCTCAAATATTTCATCAGCAAATGAATCGTATTCTGGATTATTGTAAGTCCATTCGCCATGAGCATTAAATTGATTCACTCCCTCAATAGACTGAACATCTGGAGCGACAGCAACCTCATAGTCCGTAAGATTGTCGACAAAGTTTTTCATATCAGGAGAAATAACACTACTACTAGCGCCTGCACCGCCTGTAGCGTCGCTGCCAGGTTCTGTTACTATAGGGTCAGAACTTCCATCAACTGTCTCAACTTCTGAGCCTGTAGGAACATTAGTCATATCTACTCCTGTTGCCTTTGGAACATCACCTCCGAATAAGCTTTTAGTAGGGTCAGCCATTGTATTGATAACATCTTTTCCATAAAAAGAAATAGCATTCATCAAAGGCTGAACCCAATGCTGCTCATTAATGCTTGATTCTGCAGAGTCAATATCAACAGCTAACTGAGAATACATACTTTCTAACTCAGTTTGTTGTTCTATTTGTTGCGCTTTTCTAAATCTTCTACTAGTAGGATCTGGTTTTTGAGGAACCTCAATATCTCCATATGCCTCATCTCCAAGCATTCCAAAACCAGATCCA